GAGAAAACGTTGAATTGGAAGAAAAAGAAGAAGAAAAAGAAGAAGAAATGGAAGCAACCGTTGATTCAGTAGAAGGAGATTTACCTTCAACTGGCGATGGAGTTCCTGCAGACATCGAACAAGATGGGCCTTCTATACCAGAATCAATTGATGAGTTAGTGACTAAACTAGCATACAGAATTGAAGAAATGGAAAAGAAAATCCAAGCAATGGAAGAAATCAAAATCGAAGAAGATGAAGATATGGAAGATGAAGATGAAGAAGAACTTCCTAAATTAGATGGAGCACCAGTAGAAGCTGCAAAGAAATTCTCTACCTTAAAACCGAAACAAAATAATAACAAACATTTAACTGCACAAGAAAGAGTGTGGTTGAAAATGTATAAATAATTTAATTAAAAAACGAATATGAAAAAAAATCAAAAATTCGCTGAACCATCAATTACCTCTACCTACGCAGGTGAGTTTGCAGGTCAGTACATCAGTGCCGCCCTATTATCAGCAAAAACATTGGATAACCGTTTAGTAACGATTAAGCCAAACGTAAAGTACAAAGAAGTAATCCAAAAAGTAGCTGTTGCAGGTATTGTACAGGATGCATCTTGTGATTTCGTAACATCAGGAAGTGTTTCATTGACTGAAAGAATCTTAGAACCAAAAGAACTACAAGTAAACTTAAGCTTATGTAAGCAAGAATTCGTAGATAGTTGGGAATCATTACAATTAGGATATAGTGCATTTGATACTATCCCTGCTAATTTTAACGATTACTTAATTTCTTATGTAGCAGGTTTTGTTGCTCAAGCAACAGAAGAGTCTATCTGGAAAGGTACTAACTCAAACGGTCAATTCGCAGGATTTGAAACTCTATTCTCTGCATCAATCGCAGCAGGAACAACAGTAGTATCAGGATCAATCACAGTATCGACTGGTGTTATTCCAGCATTCTCTGGTTCGGCAACTGTTGTAGGTGGACAACCAATTTCTGGTTCAGTAACTTCAGCAAACGTAATTTCTGTAATCGGTTCAGTATATGATAGTATTCCAAATGCAGTATATGGTAAAGAAGACTTATTAATCTATGTATCTACTAACGTTGCTAAAGCATACCAAACTGCTTTAGGTGGAAACGCAAACCAATCAGGTTTCAACACTCAAATGAACGTAGGTGAAAAGCCATTCAACTTCCAAGGAATTGAAATCGTAACTTGTCCTGGTATGAGTAGTGATACAATCGTAGCAGCTCAAAAATCTAACTTATTCTTCGGTACTGGACTATTATCAGACCACAACGAAGTAAGAGTATTAGATATGGCTAACTTAGATGGTTCACAAAACTATCGCGTCATAATGAGGTATACGTCAGGTGTTCAGTTCGGTATCGGTGAAGACATCGTTTACTTCGGAGCATACTAATAACAAAACAATAGGGAGGTGAAATATCCTCCCTTATTTAATAAATAATATAAATAGGAAATAGATATGAGTTGTTTAATAACACAAGGACGTAATGAAGTTTGTAAAGAATCAGTAGGTGGTATACAAGGCGTATATTTCATCAACTATACTACAGGCTCATTTACTGCTAATGGAACAGGTGAAATCACTGCTGTACCATCAGGTTCAAATCTATACTACTACGAATTAAAAGGAACATCTGCATATACAGAGACTGTAAATAGTTCACGTGAAAACGGTACTACTTTCTTCTCACAGGAATTGACACTTAATTTGAAGAAACTTACTAACGAAATGACTACTCAATTGAAGTTATTGGCTTATGGAAGACCTCAAATTATTCTTTGGACAATGAATGGTGATGCACTATTAGTAGGACAAAAAGAAGGAGCAGATTTAACTGCAGGTACTATTCAAACTGGTGGAGCAATGGGAGACCTTTACGGATACTCTTTAACTTTCACAGGACAAGAAAGATTACCAGCAGCATTCTTATCTGGTTCAACTACTGTTAGTGCTCTTGCAGGTTTAACTGCTAACTACAACGTAGTGTACGGTACAAATTCGTAATCAGTAAATAGATTTAAGAAATTAAGGGAATGAGAAATCATTCCTTTTTTTGTGCATTTACTATTTTGAGGAATTCAGTTGTTAAATATGAGATAATAACAACTTAATTTAGGCTTATGTTAGCATACTATATATCTGGAAGTAACGGATACACAATTAGAACCCAACCAACCGCATCAAATCAGTTTGTATTCCTATTGCAAGATATGACTACACAATATAATACCACTGCATCACTTACTAATATACAATTTGAAGGGTATGAATCTTATTTATCATTTACTGCATCTATAAGTGGTGCAATAATTGGTGGTGAATATAGGGCACAAATTCTTAATAGTGGTAGTGATGAACCAATATGGCATGGTAGCGTTCAAGTATATACATCACAATCAGAAGATAAACCAGCATACGTAAATCAAAACGATGGATTTACATCATACGATGATTCATCAAACACATACATCATAATAAAATAAAATGAAGAACCAAACCAAACTGTCAGTCCTATCATATGGTAATAATGAAATACCAACTATTATAGAGGATACTAAAACTCGTCAATCTTGGGTGCCTTATGGTATAAATGACCAGGATGATTTTTTTCAAGCAGTAACTACCGCATATAATATTAGTTCAACTAATGCTGCATGTGTAGAAGGTATTGCTGATTTAATCTTTGGTAAAGGAATTTATTCAAAAGATGAAACAAAGAATGCGATAATTCAAAAGTTAATTCCACAAGAAGAAACTAAGAGAGTTGCATTTGATTTGAAATTATTTGGTAATGCAGTATATCAAGTTATTTGGAATGATGACCACACAAAGATAAAGAAATTCTATCACGTTCCTATTCATACTATTAGGGCAGAAAAGATATATGATAATCCACGTATTGAAAACTACTACTATTGTACTGATTGGTCAGACCATCGTAAAGTAAAAGATAAGGTTAAGTATCCAGCATTTGGAACATCAACTGAAAAATCAGAAATCCTTTTCATTAAAAACTATTCACCAGGTCTATACTATTATTCACTTCCAGATTGGATACCAGCATTCCAATTTTCGATAGTTGAGGGTGAGTTGAGTAACTTACACCTTAACAACATAGAAAATGGATTCTTGCCCGCTATTATGTTGAATATGAACAACGGAGTTCCGGCACCAGAAGAAAGACAAACCATAGAGAACTTATTGTATTCTAAATTTACTGGAACATCCAATGCTGGTAAGTTTATGTTATCATTTAATGATGACCCTGCAACTAAACCAACGATTGATGTCATACAGATTGATAATCTACATGAGAAGTTTCAGTATGTAGCAGAGTATGCACAGGACAGAATACTTGTTGCACATAGGGTTACATCACCACTACTATTCGGTATTCGTACTGCAAATAATGGGTTTAGTTCACAGAGTGAAGAAATGAAAACAGCCTTTTCTATTTTTCAAACTATGACTATTCAACCTTTTCAGGGTTTAATACTAAATCAATTAGATATGGCCCTAAGTGAAGGTGGTTGGGATAATATGGAATTATACTTTGAACAAACTACACCACTTGCAATCCTTTCTGAACAAGCAGAAGAAACTGATAAAACAGTTGCGGAAGTAGAAGATGAAACAAACAAATCATTAGAAACTCCAGCAACTACTGATGATGAAGCGGATGCATCAAATGAAAATGAAGATGTACTTTCTTCAGGTATAAGAGGTGGGTTCTTTAACAAAAATTACGAAACAATATAAAACAAACAACTATGTACGCATTATTCATAACACGAAACGATATAATTAAGAACTCTCCACTGCAAGGTGCAATAGATGCTGATGCATTACTTCCCTTTATGAGAACTGCACAGGACAAATATTTGAAGAACCTATTAGGCACTGTTTTATTTGATTACTTACAGGCACAGATAATTGCGAATACAGTTGATAATTTATCCATATACTATAAGGATTTGTTAGATGACCATATAAAATCTACACTAATTTGGTACACTTGTTTGGAGTATGTACCATTTTCATCTATTCAGTTCAAATCAAATGGTGCAGTTAAACAAATATCAGAACAAGCAACGGCACCTTCTAAATCTGAAATTGATTATCTAAAACAACAATGCCAGACGAATGCTGATTACTATGCATTAAGATTACAAAACTATTTGATTTCATACTCAAACGAAATTCCACAATATTTGGAATCAGTTGGTAATCAAACTCAAATATATCCAGACCAAACAAATCAATACTTTGCAGGAATTCAACTATAATCTACTATGCCAATAATACATAACTCCGGAGACAATTATACTTTATACTATAATGTCTTAAACTTCTTAAAAACGATTATGGTAAATCACCCTACGTTACAGATAGTAACTACTGGTGATATTCCAGATTTAGATACGCGGGAATTTCCTATGTATCCAATTGGTAATGTTAATATACTATTTGCTAACTTTACAAACAATACTACTGATTATACTATACAGTTGATTGTTGCTGATAAGATTAAGAATAGAGATAATGAATCAGATGGCAGAACCAATGCACAGGTAATTGATTTTTACGGTGTAGATGATGTAGTAGATATACACGCGAATACTCTAGCAATTATCAATGATTTAACTTCTTATTTACAGAGAAGTGTTGATGCCTTTTCTATTCCGGATGAAATAATAAATGAACCCTTTGCTGATAGATTTAACAATGGTCTTGCAGGTTGGGTATCTACTTTTGTTTTAACTACGCATAACGATAGACCAATTTGTATATTTGAATTATACCCATAATGATTGAAATAAAAACCCTTCGTAAGATTGCAACAGATGTAAGAACTCTTTTAGAGGTATATACTCCTGTAAATGTAATTCCAAATGCAAAGACGAGAGGTAATCTTAAAAAACAAATGTTAAGTTACAATTCATCGAATAAGATAATTGGGAAATCAAAACAAGTATCACAATTTAATATCGTAACCAATTGGTCACAAACTCTAACCGTTAGTTATGCACCACCTGGAGCAGAATACGGAAAGTATTGGAATGACCCAACTGTTGCACGTAATATTCGCAATGGTAAAACTTCAAACATACCAGGCAAAATAAACTTTGCATCTAAATCCTTAAATGAGGCAATACAGAAGAATGTAAAACTACTAGCGAGAGATTTGGCTAAAGGTGTTGCAGATGATATTCGTAAAGGAATTGTCAAAAGGTAGGCCTCTATAACTTTTTAGTGGGAATTGGTTAAATATGAAAAGATTATTCTATTATGAGTTTATCAATAACACAAACACCAGCAGAAGTTTCCCTAGCACAATCACCAATTATATTTGCAGTAAGTGAAAGTAATGGTAGTGAAATTGCAAAAAACTCTTTCCAATATAATTTAGATTTATATTATTGGGATGGAGCACTAACTAACTCTGGCTCACAACCTGATTATCAATTAGTTAAATATCCAAATGAATCTAAGGTTGGTATATTTGATGTTTCCCGTATTCTTAATTCAACACTACAAGACCCATTAGAAGCGAATACTTCAAATGTAAAATACTTTGCAGTAGATGCATATTACACTTATATCAGTGGTTCAACCATAGTATCAAGTTCAGCAGTTTCATCGAGTGTATATAAGTGTTTAGATGGCTACCAAATATTTCAGGAAACTATTGGACAAGAGATTAGTACCCTAACACCACATTGGCCGTTGATGACTGATGGACCAAATACTCAATCAGCATTTGATTTTAATTCAGGATCTGCAGGAGTTTATGTTGGGGTTACTGATAGTACACAACCAACTAAAATCGTTTATACAAAATCAGATAGTACAACGATTGATTATGCACTTTCAACTACCACTAATACATCAGGTCAGATAAAAACCTATCCAATAGGGCCAGCATCGATTGGGTTGAGTTCAAATATAGAATGGTACACTATACAAGCCTATAACAGTTCAACTCCTCTTGGAACTCCTATTCGTTACAATGTAACGTGTAATCAAAAGTATCCAAACATAAGAATTAAGTGGAAGAACCGTTTTGGCCAATGGGATTGGTTTAACTTTAATATGGTAAATACACAATCCTTTACAGTCAATCGTTCAGTTTATGAACCGCAGTTAGGAAGTTGGGGAGGTAGGAGTTTATCCTATAACAATTACGATTCATCAATACTAAATTATTTAGTAGATACAGACCAAAACATAACAGTAAATACTGATTGGGTAAGTCAAGATTACAACGATATATTCAAACAACTACTTGTGAGTGATGAAATATATTGGATATATGATGAAAGTAATGGTGATTTAAGACCTATAACCATAAATACTCCATCCATTCAGTTCAAGACTGGTGTGGTAGATAAGACAATACAATACTCGTTTGATTTCAAATACGGTCAAAACTATAAACTAATAATATAATGGGAGTAAATTCATCGCGTGGTAGTTTTAGGCTAATGGCATCAGGTAGTAACGGATTCGTTCAGCTTGATTTGTTTAAGGATGAAGAAATAAAAGTATCAGATAATGTGACAGGTTTATTTGATATTGGTATTTTACCTTCTGATTTTACACGTCAAATAACTATACCAGGTACAAAGGTAAATGATGCATTTTTTAATCATGTGTATGATATATCAGTTGAAAATCCATACCTATTCCAAACCAATGCAAAGGTAGAAGCCTATTTTGATTTTAACGGATTGTATGTTTCACAAGGATACTTACAGTTAAATAAAGTAAATGTATATGCGAACCGATTTATCGAATCGTATGAAGTATCTATCTACGGTGGGTTATCTTCATTTGCAAGAGATACTAACCGATTATACCTAACGGATTTAACCTCATCATTACAACAGTACAATCACACATCATCAGTAGATAATATCACAACCAGTTGGGTTGGCGGTTTATTAAATGGAGATATAGTTTATCCTCTTGCTGAGTATGGACAGAGAATACAATATACGCCCGAAGAAGCACAATTTGGTATTGATTCACCAAACGGCGGATTATGTGTTCAAGATTTCAAACCAGCGATTAGAGTAAAGAAAGTATGGGATGCAATCTTTGAAACAGTAGGTTATACTTATTCATCATCATTTTTGGAACAACCGTTCTTAGATAATGTGTATATGATATGTAACCGTTCTTTAAGATACCCAATTTATGATAATATAAATTTAGAAACTTATGGGTTATTTAAGATAGGTGCAATAAGTGGTAGTGGTGCTACTGCAGTAGTACTACCAGATTCTGGAACTGATTATCTACTGCCATGGTATTCCATTGAGTCTAACCCAAATGGTAATTTATCATCTTCATTAGAATACACATTAGGGTTTAACTCAAAGTTAAGAGGAGAGATAAAATTAAACTTTGAAATTATACCAGATAGTGGAACTTCTGTTGGCTATCCTCAATTTGAATTAGTAATGAAATCACCTGGTGATACAAGAGTTGCTCCATTAGTTGCGATAAACAACTTTATGCTTGACCAATACACCTATAATTTACCATATACAAGACAAGAGGTTTTTAACTTAACTGCAGAGTGGGCAAGTACTGATTTCCTACCTGATGGAACTTATGAATTTTACATTCGTTATACGAGTAATTTAGGTGGTTCTGCTCAATTTAATATTAAGTTAGACCCATCAGGTAAAGCGGAATCTAAATTATCAGTAACCAAAGTAAATCAAGGTGGTGATAGAGAGGTAATGAACATTGCTAATAATATGCCATTCGCAACAAATGGAATTAAACTGATTGATTTTATTAAGGGTGTGCAAAAGAAATACAACTTAGTAATATATCCAGATAAAACACAACAAAAAAGATTTATAGTTGAAACATTTAACGATTGGTATTCTAAAGGCGAGACTAAAGATTTTAACAAATACATAAATTTAGATGAAAAAATAGAAGTTATACCAGCTAACAACCTTGCTGTTAATCAATTGAATTTTGGAGATACACTAGATGGTGATTATATATCACAACAATTCCAAAAGGCAAACAGTAGAGAGTATGGTAAAACCTATTATACAGATACACAAAATTTCTTTTCACAAGGAGAGTTTAACGTACAGACTGGATTTGCAAGTTCTCCACTTACTTATCTAAATGCAACAGGAGATAGTGGTTCGATTGTACCAATTACTAATAACAAGGTTAGTGTAACTGATGGTTTTAGTGATTCATTTGGAATTTCATGTTTAACTAACTTTTATACAACTACAAATAATATAACAACTGCAACTTATGTTGATGGGGGAGGTACTCCAATTATCAACTATGGTGCTGATGTGAGAGTGAGAGTTAGATACGATATTGAATTATGTTATGGTGCAATTACATCAAGAGTAATTGATATTATTATACCATACGGTAGTTCAACCGCAACTTATATATATCCTTCATCGCAATATGTAGATTGTGGAGCAGGTACATGTGAAGAAGAACGACAAATTATCAGTTGTGTAGAATCAGTAACAGGACAGACAGGAATAACATTAATAGGAACTTCACCAATACCAGCATGTTAATATGGGATTAAACGCGATATATATACCAACTTTCATTAGTTCTATAAATTACGAACCAGTAAGAGTACTACCTCACGTCTATTTCTATAATGGAACGAAAGCTACTAATACATTTTTTGTAGAGGGATTTACTGATGGTACAAAAACAGCAGTAAGTAGTAGTGCACTAAATTCATTTCCATATTTTGATAATGTGAGTGGGAATACACCTACATCATCATCACTTTCACTACTATTTAATCCAGAACAACCTGCGTTTGGTGAAACACCAACGGGTAGTTTATATACTGAATATTGGGAAACATACGTTACTCTACTATATAATCCAAAGACACGTTTGATTAATGCATCAGCAATCATACCTCTTGCGGATTATTTTAAGATGGAATTAAATGATATTGTACAATGGAGAGGTAATTATTATCACTTACGTGCAATAAATGAATATAACTTAAAAACTGGTGTATGTAATATTCAGTTATTAGGACCGATTATTCCAGATACATTTACAAAAGATATAGATTGTTCGTTTAATTTTGATGTGATAGATTATATACCTCCTACAACTTTAACGCCTACAACTACATTAACGCCTACAACTACATTAACGCCTACAACTACATTAACACCAACTACAACTTTAACACCAACTACAACTACACTGGCACCAGTTTGGTATGTGTTAGAAAGATGTGATGATGCGAATACTTTTTATTCAATACAATACCCAGGTGGTACATTTGCTAATAGAGAAAGAGTAACTGCTACTGCTGGTGGAATTACCTATACTTTCATTATTATAGGTGAATTATCATTTGACCCGGGCGGTGGTTTATTAACACTTACTACAACGGGTGAATTTGAATGTCCAGGTGTATCTACTACTACATTAACACCAACTACAACTTTAACACCAACTACAACTGAAGCACCTTGTAGATGTTATACAGTTGAAAATCCTACGGAAGAAACGTTGGATGTAACTTATACACCATGTAATTCAGCTGAAACTACAATTCCAGTTGGTGGTGGTTTAACAGTTAGTTTGTGTGTTGAACCAGGTACAATTATATTTAGAGAGCCTGGATTAAATTTCCCAATTGAATGTAATGAAACTTGTTCAGATATAATAACTTGCACTGTATGTACTACTGGTACTACTACTTTGACTCCAACTGCTACTCCAACTACCACAACAACTACACCTTCATTGAGTAGAAATTTTAAATTTGATATATCATCATCTTTAAATAATCCATATTCAGTAGATACTAGTATGAATGTATATATTACTGGAAGTGGAACTGCTATGACTGGTTCTCAAACTATTGCTGCTAATTCTAATACTTCGTTTTCAACAAGTTTTAATATGACCAGTTCAATAGCACCATTTATTTTTCAAGTAGGATTTAAATCAGGTTCAAATTCTATTGGAGTAACTCAAGGCGGTAGTAATTATTATGATGTAGTTATAGTAGATACATATGATAATGGATTAGCACCAATTTCAAGTTCATATTTAGGTAATGGTGGTATATCTACTCAACCCGTATTCTGGAATGGTGGTGGTTTTTGGAGTGCATCATTATGGAATAGTGTAACTAGAAGTGTTGAAATTAAACCATCAGTTGATAGAGATTTACTTTTATATAACATGAGTGGTAGTAATGGTTTTGCATCATATACATTAGCTAAACCTTATTTAACTTCATCAGGAAGTATTGCTGCTACTATTGGTATATTATTAGAGTCTCAAAGTCTTATGGAAAATGGTTTTGCTAGAGTACCTGCTTATAATACTGATTATAGTACAAGATATCAAGTAAATATTCCTGCTAACAGATTCTATATTGCTGAATTTAATAATAATAGACAAATAGTTAGATTGGATGCTGATACTTATAATTCATCATCAAATGCATGGGTTCATCGATTAGATAGTAAAATTACGTTACCAATCAATCAAAAAAGTACTAACAATATAAATGGTACATCTATACCATCTTCTCCATGTAGTGGAGCAGGTACAAGTACTTCTGATTTGTATTATAATCAACAATCTGGTTCTTTCTATCCAAGACAACAAGCATATGCTTATTATAATTTTACTTGGGCTAACCAAAATACAACTGGCACGCCTGCATATAAAAATTCATCATTAACAACTGCTTTTTCAAATGGTGATTTTGGTGCATTTCAAAAAGTAACAGGCCTTGAGCAATGGCAAGGAAATTATACAGCAGAATCAGATGGTAAACCATTTATGGTATATAATTTTGAAAGAAGTCCTTTACCATCAGGTCCAGTATCTGTTATAACTGAAACACCTTGTCCTTAATAAATAAAAAAGAAATATGGCAATATTAAAACAAATAACCCTTTCAGAAAAAGGGTTTAATTCAGGAGATTTTTACGATATATACTATTCAAACGATTGTATTAACTTTACAATGTCTATGGATGGTAATGATGTCTATTTACCTGGTCCTGGTTCTACTGCTATAGTAACTGTGCCTGATGATACTATTTGTATTAAGTTACAAAATACATCAGATGTTTGTTCAAATGATGTAGTTAAAGAGGTACTGCCAGTTCCTACTACTACTCTAACGCCAACAACTACTTTAACTCCAACAACTACTTTAACTCCAACAACTACTTTAACTCCAACTGTAACACCTACCGTTACTCCAACTGTAACACCTACCGTTACTCCAACTGATACGCCTACAACTTTAACTCCAACAGATACACCAACTACAACTTTAACACCTACTGTTACACCTACGGTTACACCAACTGATGTACCTACAACTACAACTTTAACACCAACTGTTACTCCTACTGTTACACCTACTGTTACACCTACGGTTACACCAACTGATGTACCTACAACTACAACTTTAACACCAACTGTTACTCCTACAGCGACACCAACTACTTTAACACCTACGGCTACTCCGACTGTAACACCAACAGTAACTCCTACGGATACACCGACTACTTTAACGCCAACGGCTACTCCAACGGTTACGCCAACTGCTACACCAACGGTTACACCGACTGATACGCCTACAACTACAACTTTAACACCTACTGTAACGCCAACAGTAACTCCTACGGCTACTCCAACGGTTACACCTACTGTAACGCCAACAGTAACTCCTACGGATACACCAACAACAACGACTGAAACACCTTGCTATACATGTCAGCAATATTACAACAATTCGTTTGATACCCAAACCGTTAATTATCAAGATTGTGATGGTACTTATTATTATGATTTTGAAGTTGAGGTAGGCGAATTTATTTGTATTAGACCTGGAACATTATCAGGTCCTGGAGCAGACGATTTAGATTATGTATTTGATTGCGGAGGTACGTGTCCAACTACAACTGTTACACCTACAACAGTTACTCCAACGGATACGCCAACTACTACAACTACTTCAGCATTAATTGATTTATCTTTAACTGTTGAACAAAGAACAGATGACCCGGATTTTACTGAAATTTGGGTAACAGTTGAAAATGGAGAAACATTTACTCAAAATTTATCATTTGATTGGTCAGTAGATGTATCACCAGCCGGGTCATCAAGTGGAACAGCAACTATAACCATAGGTCAAAATGAAGTTTATTTGACAGGATTTGACCCTAATTTTGAAACATTTGTAAACGCCTCTCTTAGTAATGTAACTCCTAACCCGATTGATGGATTTAATATACTTGTTTAAGAGATATAAAAATACTATAATTATATACAAATAAAAGTTATGAAAAATTTAAGATTTATTTGTGCTCAACCTGCTATTCCTTATTACAGTTGGCAAGTTGAGACTATGTTAAACAATTTTATCCAAATGGGTGTAAACCCAAATAAAATTGATATTGTTTGTAGTATTGGAGAAGATGGGATACCTGAAGATTGGTTAAAACTAGCTAAAGGCTATCCCGCAAGATTTCTTTTCTATAAAGATACTCGTGTAACCAAACATTATGTTTCATCTATTAGACCAAATATTCTTAAACAACATTGGTTAAGATTTCCAGAGTTAAAAGATGAAGTAATTCTTTATCACGATTGTGATATACTCCTTACAAAACCCCCAAAAGATTGGATTACTGATGAAATGCTAACCGATGATAATTGGTATGGCAGTGATACAAACTCCTACATTTCTTATGATTACATCAAACAAAAAGGTGATGATGTTTTGGACTTAATGTCTGAAATAGCAGGTATTAGTAAAGACCTACTTAAAGATAATAACGTAAATTGCATAGGGGCTCAATATCTTATGAAAGGAATTACCAATTGGTATTGGGAAAGAGTTGAATGGGATTCCGAATTGATGTTCAAATGGGTTACTGAATTAAATGTACAAAAAGTTAAAGATGACCCAAAATATCATGCCATACAAATATGGTGTTCAGATATGTGGTCAGTACTATGGGGTGGTTGGAAAATGGGAAAGAAAACCATTTGTCATCCTAACTTTGATTTTAGTTGGGGAACGCATACTGAAAATGATTGGAATAGGTTTAATATATTCCATAACGCAGGGGTTTTAAATACTATGGATGACCTATTCTATAAAGGTAGATGGATGAATACATTACCCTACAATACGGCAGAAGAACCTAAAAAGGAAACCGCATCATGGCACTATTGGAATTGGGTTCAAACTACAGCAAAGACATCATGTTTGATATAAACACTATATTTTTTTATTGGGATGGTGGAATAACTCCTACCCGAATGAAAATCCTAACTGATTCCATATACTCAACCAGAGTATGGAATCCAAATAAACCTATTGTATTGATTTCCAATACCATACAACAAAACGAATTAGATAGTAAATTTCAGATAAAGGTTCATAAATGGGATAAATCATTTTTTGATGGAGTACCGATACCTGCTGAAAAGGTTGAAAAATATATGAGAACAAACCCTCGTGATTTTTCAGACCTATTCCGTTTAGTTTTATTATGGCAATTTGGTGGTAGTTATATTGATACGGATGATTTAGGAATAAATCCCATATCCAATACACCCAATTTGATTTGTAGAAGTTATGACCCACATACTTCTTTTTACAATAAAATAGGGGATAGTCAATGTGTTCCAGGTAGGGTACGAGAAATACCAGGCTGGGAAAATATAAACACTTTTCCACGTAATGATTGTTGGCAGAATTGGAAACCAAAATCCGATTTTATTTGGGATTTAATTACTAACCCAAAGTTCATAGGGAATGAAGAAATAGTTTGGATTGGCGGAGAGTTCAGTTGGCAATCACTAACAAATGAAACTTGCATCAATAGAATTTCGGAATGGAAAGCGGAATGGAACTACGGTTTAACCCTTCTTTATCTGTTTGAAGATTTTGTTGCACATTCTTCAGGTTGGGATAGATGTGCGTTTGGTGGAGAGATGTGTGAAATATGGAAAGGACTACCTGGTGTTAATGAACAAGCATGGGGTGAATATAAAACTGATTTGCAAACTGCAATGGGATTTTATCAAACAGTAACCCAACAGTATCCGAATCTATCCCACTTATGGTTGCATTCAAAAGACCAAAAAGTGGAATGGTTTGAAGAATTAGATTACTCTAAAACGTATTCCGTATCTACATGGATATATGATTTCGTAAAATGTAAAATAAATGAATGGAAATAAATTTTCTGTAATAATACCTACGATGTGGTATTCAGATAAAATACTTAAATCCCTACCTCTCTTGGAGTCTTCACCTGATGTTGGTGAGATTATACTAATTGATAATAATAAATCAAGGAGACCCGCTCAAATCAGTTCAACTGATAAGATAATCCTATTAGAACAAGAGGAAAACATCTTTGTCAATCCTGCATGGAATTTAGGGGTTGAATTATCCAATTATGAAAACATTTGTATATCAAATGATGATTTAGTTTGGGATGTAAATTGCCTGCCATATATAAATGAAAACTTACATTTAGGAATTATAGGACAAGATGGTAAAAACTATTATGGTGGTGGAGAATACTCACTGCATAAATTAGATAAAAGAGGTTGGGGATGGGGATGCTTATTATTTGTACATAAAACCAATTGGAAACCTATACCTTCAACCTTAAAAGTAGCATATGGAGATGATTGGTTATTAAGAGAAATTGGTGGTTGGATGATAACTGGTATCCAAATCGAAACCGAACCACACCCGTGGGGATTATCGCGAACTGCATCTCGAAATGAATTTGTAAAAATATCTGTTGAAGATGAAAGGGAATGGAATAAATTATGATATCCGTACTAACACTAACCTACCAAAGAAAAGACCTTTTAGAGGAAGCAATTTATTCGTTTCTAAATCAGACCGAATTAGAAGATGCTGAAATGGTAATCATAAACGATTGCACTTATGTAGAATACCGAATTGATACCCCAAAAGTAAAGATAATAAATCTAAACAAAAGATTTAGTTCAGTTGGCAAAAAATTAGAGTGGGGGTTTACACAATGCAAAGGTGATGTGATATTCCGTTTAGATGATGATGATTTACTAACGTCATGGGCATTGGAACTACAAAGAGAATATCATAGGGAAGCACCGAATAGTGATATATACCGATGTCAAAAACATTACTTCTTTTCCAACAACCAATATCAGGACTATTCTGATTCAGTAAATAATGGTAACGCATATAGGAGTGAATGGATTAAAGGAATCAATATGGTTGATAAATCTATTGGTGAAGATAATTGGCTAACCTTTATGACGAATGGAAAGATACATACTGGCAATACGGGTAGGTATTCTATGATATACCGATGGGGTATGGGTGTGTATCACATATCGGGTATGGGTGATAAACCGAATGAAGAAATATACAAAAGAACCGATGAATCGAATACTGAAACCGGAATAATCTATTTAGAACCTAAATTCAGAGAAGATTACTGGTCACAACTCCCTTAGTTCCCTTATTTTTCTAAATAATTTTGTTAAAGATAATATGATTACAAGCCTTATAGATTTATTACAAATGGGTGATTTCTACGGAGTATCTGATAAAATAGATATTGCCAAAGGAAAACATGAATATCCCTGGACATGGAAACAAGGTTGGAAACTAATTAAAAGAAGATATTATGGCAGAAGTAGTTGATATAGAGATTAATGCTAAAGTAACTGGTGCAGGTGGAGTTAAACAACTTAGTGATGATATAAACGAAACCGCAGATAGTTCCAAATCCTTACGAGCACAGTTAAAAGAAACCGTTACCGCAATGCAGAGATTAGAACTGCAAGGTAAAGCAACTGGTAAAGAATACGAAGACTTAAGAAATAGGTTGGATAATCTTAATGATGCACAAGATAGAGCACGATTTAAGGCAGGACAATTTGAAGACCGTATGGCTTCACTACCAGGCCCTTTGGGTAAATTAGGTGGTGGATTAAAAACCGTTGGAGATACCTTTGCAACGTTCGGTAAAACTCTAACAATATCATTAGGTATTGTGGGTTTAATAGTGGGTGCATTCATTTCTATGAGAGAAGCCTTATCCAGAACCGAAGAAGGTACTGCGAAACTAAATAGAATAACCGAAGGATTTACTAAAATAATGAATGGATTATTTGCAATCATTGAACCGATTGCGAATGCATTTGCTGATTTAGTAATCGGTTTATTGGAATCAGATAAAGTAATGAACGGTATATCCAAAACCGTTGGAGTTCTAACTGGTGTATTCACTGGTTTATTTGGAACTATAAAAGAAGTATCAGGATTTATTATCAATGTACTTGTTACAAATTTCAAAACTCTTATCGGTGTTGCAAAAGGAGCAGGTGATGTCATCGCTGGTGTCTTTACCTTAGATTGGGAAAGAGTAACCAAAGGTGCTAATGCTGCATTCGAGGCAGTGAAAGAGGGTGTAACTCAACAAGTTGAAAACGGTAAAGAATTAGTAAAGGGTGTAGCAGATTCAGTAGTTGCAGGATTTAAGGCAGGTCAAGAAGGATTTAATAAAGGATTTGCACGTTTAACTGATGCACAGAAAGAGGCGAATAAAAAACTAGCAGAAGAACAAAAGAAGGCTGCGGAAGAACGCAAGAAGAAGGCAGAAGAAGAAGCGAAGAGATTAAAGGAAGAAGACCTAAAAAGAATTGAGAATGCTAAAAAGACTATTGACTTAAATGAAGCCGTAAAGGAATCAGAAGATAAACTACAACAAGCCAGAACAAAGATATTTGGTGAGAAGATTGCACAACTACAACAGGAACAAGATTTTGCTGAAACTAACTACAAAAGAGAAAAGCAAAGAATAGAAGACCTGATGAAAGTTGTTGGTCTTGCAGAAGAAGACCGTAAGAGATTACTCGCAGAAAGAAACGCATTAGAGACACAATTCGTAAGTGATACAAGAAATAGAGAAGAAACAATTGCTGCTGAAAAGGGTGCAATAATTGATGGGTTAATCGCTAAAGATAAAGAAAATGCGTTAGCCCTTAAAGCAACACAAGCACAAGAAAGAGAAGATACAATTAGTTTAATTGATGCTGAATATCAATACAAACTAGCAAAAGGTAAGGCAACTTTTCAGGATGAATTAGATACCTTTAATAATATTAGAGAGTTAGATAGACAGGCAATGGTTGCAGCAGAGGCCTCTGCTGATGCACTACTTGCTTATGATAGACAAACTTCCGCGATTAGAATACAGATTGAAAAGGCACAAGCAGATGCTAAATTATCTGTTATTAGTGATGCATTAGGAGCAGTTGCTGATATGGTTGGAAAAGATACAGTTGCAGGTAAAGCCTTAGCAATTGCACAAGCCACTATATCCACTTATCAAGGTGCGAGTAAAGCGCTCAGTGCATACCCACCACCATTTGGAGCGATTGCTGCAGGTACGGTAATTGCTGCTGGTTTATTAAATGTGAAGAAAATCATTTCAACTAAACTACCATCAATACCAAAACCGGGCGGAGGTAGTTCATCATCGGGTGGAGGAGCAACTGGAACACCACCATCATTTAGTGCACCACCAGCAATGTCAATACCACAAATACAAAGTAGTGGTGGAGCAAATCCTACATCACAGATTGCACAAACACTTGCATCTACTACACAGAAACCCCTGAAGGCCTACGTCGTTTCAACCGAAATAAGTTCACAAACTGCTTTGGATAGGCGCACAAATGCTGCAGCCACGATGTAACTACACTTTTTACTAAACTAATTGTTAAAAATATATGACACTTAAAGAACTAGACCAATTAGACCTATACGAACTGATACTTCAAGATGAAGAAGATGGCGTTTATAGTAATTCATTAGTTTCAGCTCCTGCGATTGAAAGAGATTTTATCTTTTTTAATAAAGAGATTGTAAATCTACAATCAGTAGATGATGAAAAAAGATTGGTGGCTGGACCACTACTCATACCAAATAAGAAAATACTTAGAGCAGATTTTGAAGGCAAACCTTATGCAATATTCTTTTCTGAAAAAACAATTGAAGAAATGTCTCGCAAGTTTATGAAGAATAAACTAAACAATGAGATGACAATTGAGCATGGTAATTCAAAAGTAAAGGGTGTGTATCTAACTGAAAGTTGGTTAATAGACCAATCAGCAAAAGATAAATCAAACTCATATGGATTTACTCTACCACGAGGAACGTGGTTCGGTGTCTATAAAGTAGAAAATGATGAAATTTGGAATAAGATAAAATCGGGTGAAGTAAAAGGCTTTTCAGTTGAAATGATTGCAGAACATATTGAAGCAAAATCTAAACCTAAAAATCTATTCTCTAAACAAATTAGTGATTTGGATGAAACAGAAGCAAAGAATTTATTGGAGTTAATTCATTCACTTTTAATGCCAGATACAGAATTAGAAGGAGTTCAACCTTCTATAAATTCAACCTACCCAGGTGAAGTAAGTAAAAAAAAAAAAGATAAATTAGAATCATATAGTGATTATGGAGTATCAATCCGTAACAATGCAAAAAGAGGTATTGAACTAAATGATAAAGTAAATAATAAGTGTGCAACACAAGTAGGTAAAGTAAGAGCACAACAATTGGCAAATGGTGAAGGGATTTCATTAGATACTATTAAGAGGATGTACTCATACCTAAGTAGAGCTGAAACTTATTATGATGAAAGTGATACTACTGCTTGTGGTACTATATCATACCTCTTATGGGGTGGTAAATCTGCATTAAGTTGGAGTAGAAATAAATTAAGAGAATTAGGTGAATTAGAGTTAAAAGTAGGTGTACCACATTATACAGCAGATGGTCAATTATACGAAGGCCCTACTCATAAAGATGCAGATGGTAGACTAATGACCGGTGAGGTACATACAGAAGATAGTGAGTACTTATATCATAAAGAAGAACTACCAAAATAGTATTAAGAAATAAAATGAACTTAACTAATAAAATATACAATCGTATTCAGGAGTTTAGAAACGGAGAACAAGAAATTTCTGTAAGGAGATTGAGAACTCTAACTCTAACTAATAAAAACGTTCCACTTAAAATATGGGGTGAAACCTTAGATGGCGAACAATATGATGGTCGAGAAGTATTTACTTTTCAGGGACCTTCACGTAATCCTGGTGTGGGATATAACTATGCTGCATTAGGCTATATGATATTTTATGCAATGGATGCTGGTGGATACAGAACGTTTGTATATGATTTAATTACCAAAATAGAAATCTTTGGTGTAACCTATAAAGTAAGATAATCATTTCTTACCTTTACAGTTATCACCATGCCATCTAGCATAATTTCCTAAATTCATAACCATAGAACAATGTTCACATTTTTTTGTAATATTTTTCAAAACGTGCACATGATTATTAAGTTTCATTTTATCAATTGTTTCTTGATTTAGTTTCTGGCCACGTCTTTTATCAGCACTAATTGCAACACCAATATTAGATGCATTTTTAGCCCATAACTTTCTTTGTTCGTTAGATGCACCAAATATACCAATTTTATTTTCAATCATAGTTTTATTGCCTTTTGCATTTGCACTTTTACCCATATTAGAAAATTTATTACTATATAATTCATTTCCTTTATCTACTCTATAACCATATTGTTTTTGTAATTGAATTTCTCTATCGGCTGCAATATCAATATCAGTATGAGTTTCTAATATCTGAAAGGTAGAATATCCTTGTGTTTTGACACGTTGTTTAGGGTTTTTAGAACAACCAATTTTAACTCCTGGTATGTGATAAATGTAATATGCCTTCATAACTTTTTCATCTTTAATTGTTAATAATAGTAAAGATACGAAAAATATTTGATAATTCCAAATAAAATAACATGCCAATACCAGAACCAAATAAAGGTGAAAGAGAAGAAGAGTACATTTCACGTTGTATGTCAGAAATAGGTGGAGAATATGATGATACAACTCAAGCAGTTGCAGTCTGTTACTCAACACTAAGAGATGCTAGAGGTCAAAGGATGTCTGCACAAGAACTGTATATTTTTCAAATGAACGAATACCGAACTAAACTTAAATACCGTTTCGAAGATGATGACCCTTGCACTGCAGGTTATACTCAATATGGAATGAAAGAGGGTGATGGTGGTAGACTCGTACCAAATTGCATACCTGATAAAAAGGAAGAATAATATGGAAAACATATATACTGTAATTGCAACCGCTATAACGGTATTAGGTGGAACTACTGCATTTCGTTTTTATGAAAAAAGAGCAATCCGTAAAGATAAAGAAGATGATTTTATCAAAGGAGATTGTAGAGACCGAATTGCTAAATTAGAAGCATTACTAGCCCAATCATCTATTGAAAAAGATGAACTACGTGGTATGGTATTACAATTGACAAGAGAAGTTTCAGCACTTGCAGTTAAGGTAGAATTCCTCACCAAAGAAAATCAATTATTAAATAAAACAAAATCGAAATGAAAGTAATAACTATCATATTAGGAATCCTTGCAGTAGGATTTATCATACTGGGCATCATAGGAATAATTCAAAATCTATTTTAATGGCTAAGAAACCCACCGCATCACAAACCAAACTGAATTTTGGTAAAAGAAAAAAACATCCTATTGGTAAGAAATCAGTAGGACCAAAAGAACAAAAGTTAAAGAGATATCAAGGACAGGGCAGATAAACTCACACGAGTTAATTTCGACCGGCTAAGTCAAACCCAAATTAAAAATACAATATAACGTTATGGGAGTAAAATTAGTAGGAGTACGAGTAAAGAATGGAGATTTAGCGAAAGCATTAAAACTGTTCAAAAAGAAAGTAGAAATCAGTGGTCATCTAATGGAGTTAAGAGAACGAAAACATTTTGTAAAACCTTCAACTTTAAAGCGATTACAGAAACAAGATGCCATTTATAGAGAAAATAAAAATAGGATTGTGGGAGAGTAGTGCTAAAGTAAAAAGGGGATGTGTAAAATCATTCCCTTTTTTATTTCCCAAATTACGTTTGAAAAATAATCGCATATATATTATAGATTACGGCGTTAATGCCATTTCGTCCGTAATCGCTTCCTTACGGTAATATCCATTACCATTACGTGTTTACCCTTAGTCATTCGACTAGGGGTTTTTTTGTAAAATAAATTTGGAAATACCAATTATTATTCGTATATTTGAGCTATTAGTATTAAAAAAGTTACTAACATTATTCGTGTTTGGTGATTTACGATAATATATATAGTAGTAGAAACAAACAGATGCCTGACCACATCTATTAAGATAACGAACTTATTAAGTTCAAACTAAACCCAAAGAAAAGTAAATGGTCAGATTTATTTTTCAATGGGTTTTTTTATTATATTATGGCAAGACCAAAAAAACACAACGTTGAGTATTTTACACATGATGTTCAAATGAGAAATGATGTTAAAATCAAAGCACTTCGTAGGAAGTATAAACACTTAGGATATGCAATTTATATCATTACACTAGAATTATTAGGTGATGCTGAATATTTTGAAATTAAATGGGATGATGAAACTATTGAATTGTTATTGCCTGAATATGATTGCGATATAGATGAACTAATCGAAGTAATTAACTATTGTATTAAGTTAAATTTATTGCAATTATCGCATGGTTACTTGCATTGTGAAAAATTTACAAATAGGTTAGAAGACACAGTATTGACTCGTAGAACAGGTTATTGTAAAGAAAATTCACAAATATACAAGTTAAAGGAAGTTTTTGTTGGCAATAACGAGTTTGAGAAAAACTTAAATGAAGTTTATGTAGACATTAATGCACAAAGTAAAGTAAAGGAAAGGAAAGTAAAGGAAAGTAAAGTAAAGGAAAGCAAAGTAAAGGAAAGCAAAGTAAAGGAAACTACCGAAAACTTACAACAATCAGTTACTACTAATAATTCTTTTTTTATACCAAATCATAAACCAATATATTCATCAGATGAATTTGATAATTTATTTAATTTAGAAACTAATGGCAAAGGATAGATATAGCAATCAGAAAAAAAACAATTATCAAAAATCATTTACTGCTTATACACCATCAGTTAAATGTAATTTAGTTTTTACTAAACAACAAAGAATTTTTATATCAGAGGTATTAGAATTATATAAGGAAGAACTGAATAGTTGGGAAAAAGATTTTTTAGTAGTATTATATCATTCAGCTACTTATTCCCAAAGACAGAAAGATACATTACAGAAAATAATTAAACAATTAACATTTAATAAAATAATCCCAGCAAAATAGCGGAATGCGTTTCAGGTGCATACTTATACATATAACTAATACAATACTTAAAATGGCAAACATAAACACAACTAATCTTACCTGCGGAAAATGTAATGAAACTAAATCTGCAGATGAATTCTACAAATGTTCCCGCAGAAAAAGTGGCAAGCAACAAAATTGTAAAATCTGTTCTAAAAAAATCAATAAGGAGTTTCGTAATTCTAATCCTATGTACTATTGGGGTAGCGATACTTCGTATTTCAGAAGAAACTATGAAAGAACTATGAAATACCATTCAGATTATCAAAGAGCTGATAAAAATCCATTCATATATAAAATCAGCACTTCCAACGGAATCTATATTGGTTGCTCACAAGCTAAACCAAATGTTAGATTAACTAGCCACAAAAATGATTTCCTGCAATTTCTTCAAGGAAAAGGCTGGAAGAAACCGCTTCCACTTTTACATAAAGCCCTTAAAGAAGAAGGCGATAATTGGATTAACTGCTTGGCTACATTTAAGATAATTGAAGTTCTACCACTTGGAACACCGAAAGAAACCCTCTATGAATTAGAAAGGTATTGGATTAGCAAGCATATTGAACTTGGATATAATCTTTTGAATGCAAATAAAATTAAAAAGAAATGATATGAAAATATGTATAATCAAAGTTGGCAATGTAGTTGATGGTATAATCAACGTAATCACACTAGGTTTTGGAAAAGACTTGGCTGGTTGGATTGCTATAACATACTTTAACACAGCAGATTGTGGCTGTGAGAGAAGAAGAATTTATCTAAATGAATTATTTGGATGTAAAGAATCAATTAAATTATATTAAAAAACAAAAACAAATAATATGGAACAAACTTTAACATCAGTATCAGGTTCAAATGTCATAGACATCAATGGACTCCCTCCCCAACCAAATCAAATTAATCCAGAAGGATACTACTTCGTAGATTGGTCTAAACTTACAAACATACAGGATTTAATCCTTATCCTTGCATCCGTCGGATTTAACTTTTCTCCTGCCCATCCTCAATTTGATAAAATCGTTCACTTATTGGATACGAATAATCCAGCAATACTTAACTCAAACCCAAATGAGTAGTAGTGAAACAATCTATTGGCCTTTAACCGAAACCGCATACAACGAAATGTATGCGGTGGTTAATCCAATTAAAGCAGAATTACCTACTGATGGAAACCGTCTAAATATAATTTGGAATAATTGGAAACTCATAGCAAATTCAAATGACCCACAACCATGCGGTTGTAAATCAACGGTGAAGTATTGGGCAGTTGCGGTAGATACCCTTAAATCATTTATACAACAAGTCGAGTTAAAGAAGGAGGAATTATCATCTATACAGATAAACAAACCTACCGAATAGTTCAACCACCAGTTTCCATGTCATTAGATAATGAAGCTAGTTGGAGATTGAGTAATCTATGTAGTGAATCACACGTCTGGTTGATACAAGTTGCTACGAACATTACTAAACACTCACAGAACGCGGAAGATGCAGTTGGAGATTTATACCTCTACCTTGCTAATAAACCCAACAGAAAGGTATTTTGGGGTAAATCATACAATTTAATCTACTGTATGAGAATAATAAAAACTCGTTTCTTAAACAAAGCAATTAAAGGAAACCGAATTCGTTTCAAAGGGGATATGATTTCGTATGATACACCTGATATTGAATACGATATTGATAGAGATATTCAGTTAATGGAAACGTGGGAAAGAGTTCAAATAGAATTGAGCCGGTTAAAATCTACCAAACAATTCGCACCAGCAACCATATTTGAAATGTATATGATGACAGATGATAAGATGATGGATGTAGCAAACAAAATAGGAATAAGTAAATCAACTACGTTCAGTTGTATAAAGAAAATAAAGAAACATCTGCAAAACGAAATAAAAAACCCATTTCAGAATGAGTAACAAGAGAGGTCCAAAACCCAAATCACAAGAAGATAGAAAAACAATACCTCGTATAGCAAAGAGTGGTAGAAGGTATTATTGGAATCCCCTAACATATCAGGAGAAATTAGCAAAGAGCCGCTTAGAAAGAAATCAACTTCCTAATGGACTTCCAAAAGAACCAAATCCCTCACGAATAAAATACGAATCTAAAACTGATGAATACTACTTACGGTATGTAGAAAGAAAATTAGAGATACGAAACAAATATGATAAGTGGGTTTTTATGAGTAGAGAAGACTGGCAACAGTATTATCGAGAGATGATGGAGTTACTACATACCGATGAAGATTTTAACCACTACGTTAAAGAAATCAATATCACTCTTGTCGAGAAAGCGGAAATTAAAAAAATGAAAAAGAATATCGGTAAGAAATATAATTCATCAGGTGAAGATTACAGACAATAAGTTATGAAAGAAGTAAAATTATTATTAGGAGATTGCTTAGACAAACTCAAAGAATTAGAAACCAATTCGGTAGATAGTGTAGTAACTGACCCGCCCTACGAATTAAACTTTATGAATAAGGGTTGGGATAATTCAGGTATAGCATTCAATAAAGAAGTATGGAGTGAATGTCTAAGGGTTCTTAAACCTGGTGGGTATATCCTCGCGTTCGGTGGAACAAGAACCTACCATAGAATGACAGTAGCAATAGAAGATGCTGGATTTGAAATTAGAGATTGTATTGCTTGGATGTACGGTTCAGGCTTTCCTAAATCACACAACATCGGTAAAGCAATTGATAAGTTAGAAGGAAACGAAAGAGAAGTAGTTGGTGAAAGAAAAGTTTTAGATATGACAGGTGGAAACTATAAAAATACTTTTGATAAAACTGATAAACAATTTGATATAACCAAAGGAAACTCACCCTATGAAGGCTGGGGCACTGCATTAAAACCAGCATTCGAACCCGTAGTAATGGGAAGAAAACCATTAGAACAAAAAACAGTAGCAGAGAATGTATTAGAATGGGGAACGGGCGGTATCAATATAGATGATTGTAGAATAGGTAATGAAAGTAGAACCTATGATTTAACAATGACTAGTGGAAACTTTGAAACAACTAATGGTGGTAAGAATATAAAAAGTGGAACTAAAACAGTAGAAGGTAGATTTCCAGCAAATGTTATATTAGATGAAGTTGCAGGAAAGATATTAGATGAACAAAGTGGTAAAAGTAAATCATCACCAAATAAATGGGAAGGTGATAATAATGCTGCAATTTATGGAAAGTATCAAAAGGGTGTAAGACAATCTACTTTTAGTGATCAAGGTGGAGCATCACGTTTCTTTTACTGTCCTAAAACGTCAAAGAGTGATAGGAACGAAGGATGCGAAACCATTCAACCTAAATCTATTAAAGGTAGAGATGAAGGACAAGATAAAACATCTATTGCATATAAGGCAAGACCAACTGAAAGAAGTAATACACATCCAACAGTTAAACCAACTGATTTAATGCGATACTTAGTTCGTTTAGTAACACCCAAAGGAGGAACGGTATTAGACCCATTTATGGGAAGTGGAAGTACTGGTAAAGGTGCAGTGTTAGAAGGAATGAACTTC